TCCATCCTTTGTAACTTCTATAACAGTGCCAGGACCTCTCACCATTTTTCCATTCTCATCTAAAATATAGTTATGTGAATTGTTAAATGTATGATAATATCTTTCCTCATTTGGTTTGAACTGGCTTAGTCTTCTTAGTAGTCTTGCGTTTTTTCCCTTCACTCTTTGGCTCCTGTGCTGGTGTTTGTTCTATTGTGGCTTGAGTTATTAAGTTATAAATAACGTCTATTTTTATAGCCATCTCTGCCAATAAATGTTGTCTCTCTAATTCTAATTCTTTGTTATTCGGCATCTTTGTCTCCTCCTAATGCACCAAAAGCTAGGCGCAATGTTAAATTTACGAATATTTTAAAAAGATCATATATTACTAATCCTTCTACTATTCTTAATGTCATTTCACTCATCGTATTCTCCTAAGTACATACATTCTTCTAACTCTGCTAATCTTTTTTTTAATTTATGTAAAGCATTTGCCCACATGTTTAGGTGTGAACTTGTAGGATTTAATTCCATGTGTGCTTCTATAAGTTTAACAGCATCTTTGTGGTCATTAATCATATTAAATAAATCCTTTTTTGTCATTCCTCAAATTTAGCCCAGCTAGGAATATCTACTTCTTGTATCCCTTCTTTAAAGTATACACCCGTTTTGTCTGCTTCCGCAAGTCCTTTTATAGCTGCTTTGTATTTTTTTCTACCGTTTTCAAGTAACCCTTCACTAGCTTTTAATATACCTACTTCTCCAGTTTGTTTATTAAGAAAAGCAAAAATAAAATCATGCTTAGTGCCTGTATGTTTCGTAAATGCGTCCACGTATAAAGCAGCAGATAAATCATAATCGAAACGTATAATTGTCTTAGCTGCGCTAAAACGATCAACAGGATCACTAGTTGTTTTAAGATCGACAATTAAACCATCCTTTTTATAATCAGCTCTTACTTTTATTGGCATACCATCTAACTCTACACACAAAGTTTGTTCTGCTACTCCGCCCTGAATGAGTCCGGCAGTGTCCACGTCTTCATTAAAGAGGTGCATAAGATCGAGAGCTTGTTGCGCCTGACTCGCTGTAATAATTGTTTTACCTTCGTTAGCGGATTTAAATTCTTCATAAGCTTTTCCTCTCCTTGTAGCCCCTTCAAATATTGCAAACTCTGAGTCTGTTTTTTCAGGTTCTAAAATTATACTATGCATATATGAACCAAAGTCATACGCACTTTTATACATTTCTTCTCTAGGTTCCCCAATTATATATCTTTTGTAATATTCTTTGGGGTCTTTTAAAAACAACTTTAAAGTTGAACTTGATTTAAACTTTCTATCTCCATGGTAATTTTCATTACTACAATGGTTAATTCCTATTTTTAACATTTTGTACTCCTGTATACGTAACTTATTTTACCTTCCTTTTTTAAAGATACGTACTCTATTTGTCCGGTTTCTACCAAGTCTTCTAATACTTCTTGTCTTTCTTTTTTCTTTAGGAATCTAGTCCTATTAGATATTTCTTTTTTAGTTAATCCTTCTTTACTTTTTTCTATAACAGATAAAACTTTCTGTAGGTATTGTTCATTCTTATTACTAAACACGCAAGTATTTATAATATCTTTTATGTGGTGATAAAAATACTGTATAGTCTGATAACCGAACGTAACATCATTGTGATCTACAGTAGGTTTTTGTGCATATATTTGCCTAGATATAGCGTGTAACATGGTTACTTTTAACATCTGTTGATATAGTCTAGAAATAATTGGTAGTAAAACATCATCTCCATCTGACTCTATTCTAAGATTATCAAAGTACTCAAAAGCTTGTTGTAGCATTTGATTAGCACTATCTGTTTTTTCTAATATAGTAATGTCTTGTACATGTCCTGCTATAATTTTATCTGATTTTTCAGGTTGATAAGATGCTAGTGTCTGTAGTTGTCCTAATATAGAATGAGGTAGTCTACTGGGATTTTCTACTCTTCTAGCTTTTTTATTTCCGTCACCTATAAAAATAAGGAAACGTCCCATAAGACCTTTTTCAATAGCTGTGACAGTAACTCCTTCCGATAATCCGGTGGGAGTAGTCGAGCATAGGAGGTTAACATTAGGTCTTAAAGCACGTCCCTTATTACCCTCAGAAGTTTGTCTCCCAAGGAATATTGATGTTGATGTTGTATATAATTCTGCTAATATATCTGCCATCTTAGCGTTATATGTAGCTCCTCCTCTAGTTACTGATTTCAGCATACCTCCTGCCTCATCAATAATATCTAACCGTACAGGACATTCAGGTAAACCGTCCATAAGAGATGCATCCGATACATAATCCCCACTTCCCAAAAGGTAATCACATTTTGCATCAATTAATACTTCCTTAATTTTTTCTTGTGGAGCATTTTTACCTGAACCTGACGGAGCTACGTTGAGTAAATAGAGGTTAGGAGCCACCCCTTCAAACTCAAATTTTCTTCCTGATAACGTAGCTAATAAAGACAACGCTGCAGAGAAGGCAAAAGCAGGTTGTTCTATATAACTATTCTTTAGAATGTAAGTCATGATTGCAGCGAGGACACCTTCCGGTTTCGGTAACTCTGGGTTGCTTGAGTTTTCTGATGCCTCGCTTTTTAACTTTCCCTCGCTACCCTCCGTTGGCAGTATTATATCTTCATAAGTTTGATTAGCATTGTATCTTTTAGTATTGAATGAAGTTAAATGAGAGGAGAAAAAAGCTAATGCGTTAGTAGGAGCATTATCATTTCCAAACTCACTAACATCTGTGAACAATGGTGACTCATGATTTTCTTCATCAAATTTTATTAGTTTATTTATTATTAATGCTAAGTCATTTTCTTCTTTAACTAGTTTAGCACACTCTTTAGACAAAGCATCGTTACGTCCTTGTACTATTTTATTGTAAGATATTTCTTCTGCATCTGGGTATTTTTTTAGTAAAGCAGATTTTAAAGCAGGTATAAGATATATAGGAAATACGTCCAGGTCCTCAGGCTTTATACTGGCTAGGGACTCACCTTTCCATGTATAACTACTGCCTGAGGGATGGACGCTTGGAGG